TGTATGAAAAGCCTAACAACCTCAGTCCTGTTCCCTGCATGGGAATGGGCAGTAGGTGGGCAGTCTCTAAGGTATATATCGACCTCGCACAAAGAGGCGTTAGCCGTCCGCGACAATATCAAGTGCCGCCGATTGATTCAATCCGAGTGGTATCAACAGCGCTGGAATGTGCAAATAACGGGCGATCAAAATCAGAAAACAAAGTTTGAAAATACGATGACGGGTTTCCGCGAGGCTATGGCGTTTACCTCGCTAACGGGTAGCCGTGGAGACAGAATTATTATTGATGACCCGATGAGCGTTGATGACGCAATATCTGACGCAGTCCGCGAGAACATCAAAACGACATTCCTAGAAGCCGTCCCGACCCGCGTTAATAACGATGATTCTGCAATTATTGTCATCATGCAACGCTTGCACGAAGATGATGTAAGCGGCGTTATTTTGACGCACGATTTGGGCTATGAGCATCTAATGTTGCCGATGCGGTATGAGCCTAGCCGCAAGTGTGTTACTTCTATTGGTTTCAGTGATCCGCGCACAAAGGACGGAGAATTGCTTTTCCCCGAGCGATTTTCCGAAAAGAAAGTTACCGAATTGGAAAAGTCAATGGGCGCGGTTGCCAGCGCTGGGCAATTGCAACAAAGCCCCGTACCTCGCGGCGGCGCAGTATTTAAGCGCGAGTGGTTCAGGTTTTACCGCAAGGCGCAATTGCCGCCGTCATTTGAGCAACAGATACAAACGTGGGATATGGCTTTTAAGGCGGCTGATACTTCGGACTTTGTAGCAGGGCATGTAATCGCACGAAAAGGCGCGAATTACTACATCATGCCGAATCGGAAGTATGGACGCTTTAACTACGTTGAAACCAAGCGTCAATTTATTGATTTGACATTTGAATGCCCGAAAGCATTGAAAAAATTAGTCGAAGACAAGGCTAACGGAAGTGCCATCATTGACGATTTAGGCAGAGATATATCGGGCATAATTCCGATTAAACCAAAAGAATCAAAAGAAGCGAGGGCGCAAGCCGTTACGGGGCTTTTTGAGGCTGGTAATGTTTATTTCCCTCATCCTGAGGATTGCCCGTGGGTCGATTCTTTAATTGCTGAAATGTTGAAATTTCCTAACGGCGCACACGATGACCAAGTGGATAGTATCACCCAAGGGCTTAACTATTTACTTGCGCACAAACACGCGAATTTCAGCGAACGAGATAAGTTATTGATTAAACAAGGAATTTATCGTGGAAACTAAAACCGAAAAGGAATTGCAAGAGAATTTCCAAAAGCGCGTGAATCGTGAAAAGGTCAAACAGGCGCTTGCTTTGGGGCTGAATCGGCAGATTCAAAAGCCGAAATTGGCGCAATTGACCAAAGAGGAAATCGAGCGCCGCTTTGGACTGCCTGAAACCTTGGCTACTAAGTACAAGGCGCAATTGGCGCAGGATGATATCTTCGGCGGATATGGCTTGATGTGGAACGGCTTGGTTGCTCATGCCGTGGCGGAAGGTCAATTCCCGATGACGGGATTTGTCGGATATCCAGCATTGCAACAAATCAGCCAAAACGGACTGATTCGCGCTTGTGTTCAAACAATCGCGGATGACATGACGCGAGAGTGGATTGAATTAAGCGGCTCTGACGATCAAGCCGAGCATATAACAGCGCTTGAATCCATGCTCAAGCGCTACAAGGTGCAATCGCTGTTTAATAAGGCTTTCTCTATGGTTGGCTACGAGGGCGGCGCGTTGATCTTTATTGATACGGGCGTGGACGATGACAAACTGCAACAGCCGCTTTTTGTTTCCAAAATGTCAACCGAGTTTGACAAGGACAAGCCGCTCCGTTTTGTGCTGGTTGACCCCGTGAATGTTAGCCCTGTTGAATATAACAGCACCGATCCGCTCAAGGAAGATTATCTGTTGCCGACCAAGTGGCAAGTGCTAGGCAAGATTGTTCACGCTAGCCGCCTGATTCGCATTGTAGATAATGAACCGCCTACGCTTTTGCGCCCCAATTACAACTTTTTGGGAATCCCAATGGCTCAAATCCTTTGGGATTACGTGCTTGAATGGAATAAGGACAGAGTAGAAAGCGGCGAACTGCTGAAGAAACTGAATTTGCTGGTTTATAAGACCGATGTAGCGGAAGCCATTGCAAGCGGCGGCATTGAAGAACTTGATTTGAAGGTTGCCGCAATGAATCGCTATCGCTCTAACGATGCGGTAGTTGTTGCCGATATGAATTCAGAAGACCTGACGAATGTAACCCTCACCATTAGCGGAGCGCGTGAAATTACCCAACAGGCGCTAGAGTTTGTCGCGGCTATCAACCGCACCCCAGCGGTGAAACTGCTAGGTATATCCCCGAGCGGCTTTAATGCTACGGGCGAGTCCGATATTCGCAATTACTACGATTATGTGCGCAGTAAGCAAGAAAAATTCAGGGACGCAATTCAAACAGTAATTAATGCCATTCAGATTTACGAATTTGGCGAAATTGACGCAGAAATTTCCTTTGAATTTGCTGAACTTGGCACAGATGACGAATTGAAGCGCTCACAAACAGGCAGTCAAGAGACAACGCTAATTAACGGGCTGTTAGATCACAACATCATTAGCCCCGAAGAAGCGAGGCAGTATGTCAAGAATTCCCCGAACATGGGGCTGAATTTCATTGACGAGGACGAAATGCCCGAACCCCAGCAGGGTCAAATGATGGGCGCTGAAGGACAGGGAGGAAATCCGCTAGCCGCCGCTATGCAACAAGCCCAGCAGGGACAGGAACAGCCCCAGCAATCGCAATCCGCGCCCACTGAGTCGCTTTTAGACAAGATCATTAGGGGCGGCAATGCGTAAACTCGCACGGGCTGTTAATCCTAACCTTGGGCGGCGTAAAGACCTAGAGCGCCGCCTTAGACGGGCTTTTGTGTCATTCGGCAAGGATGTTCTAAACGACATTCTTTTGTACTTGGCACAAAAGAACATGCTGGCAGAAGATAAAAGCCTATCCAACCCGAAAAGCCCCGAGGAAAGGCGGCAGATTCAGGCGCTAATGCGGCGGATTGACGCGACAATAGCCAAAGACCCCGAGACATTTAGGCGCGATTTGGGCGCGTTTATTGCCGCCCACAAAGTCGAATGGGTAAGGCTTGGCGATAAATACTCCGAAGCCGTGGCTACTTGGTATGTGAAGAACTGCGCGGCAGATACTACGCGCAGTCAAAGGGCAGGGCTGATTAGCGCAGGGGTTAGCCCTGACACATTCCAAAAATGGAAAATCCCAGTAATTAGCCGTCAATATGTATCGCCTACTGTAGCGCGGATTATTCCAGCAATCGTACAAGAAACCGCGTCAAGGATTACGAATATTTGCGCTAGGGATGTGACCAATATTACTCAGGCAGTATTAGATGGATTCGCGGAAGGAAACACGCTAGGCGCTGTTCTGCGCGTTGTACAGGGCATTGAAACCATGAATGCCGACCGCGCTAAATTCGTTGCACGGGATCAATCAAACCGCATAACCGAGCGGATAGCGATTGCAAACGATTTAGATTTGGGAGTTTCAGAAGGTATTTGGATACATAGACCGGGCAAATATACGAGCCGAGAAACGCATATTGAATTAGACGGAAAGCCTTTTGACCTGAAAAAAGGGATTTTCGACCCCGAAGTAAGTCATAATATAGTGCCGGGCGAGTTAATCAATTGCCGTTGTGTTTATCGCCCCGTCATTACGAGTTTACTCAAATGAATTACGAAAGAATTACTCTTGATTCAAAATCGGTGCGCTCAATTGATAAGAACGGATATTTGCACGTTGCAATTTCTCCGCTTACCAAAGAACAAGTCGCGCCCTATCATGGATTTGAAATCCCACACTATGAAGATTTGGGATTCAAAGCCAACGAAACCTATTATGGTTATCGCCCCGAATCGGAACTTAAAAAGCCTGAAACGATTGAATCTACGAACGGCATTCCGATTCAATTCCGTCACCACATTGATTCTGCCGAAAATCCTGCAAAACAAACTCGCGTAGGATCAACGGGAACGGACGGCGCATATTCAGCACCTTATCTTACTAATTCGCTACATATTCAGGATGAAACCGCAAAAAACCGAATTAATGATGGTAGTTTGCGCGAATTGTCTTTGGCGTATTGGTACGATCCTGTTAAGAAATCGGGTGAATTCAACGGACAACACTACGATTTTCTAATGACAAACATTCGAGCGAATCACTTAGCCCTTGTTGAAGAAGGACGAGCGGGATCGGATGTTTTGGTTTACGACTCTAAATTTATTCCGAATGAGGAAAAAAACATGGACGAAAACAAGACGCTCGACCCTAAGAAGTTGGCTGAACTTCTCGCCCCTGCTATCGCGCAAGCGGTAAGTAAGGCGATGGGTTGTGAAACCCCCGTGACCGATGAGGACGAGGAAAAGGACGAGCCGACCCTTTTTGATAAGGACGAGGAAAAGCGCGAAGTGCGCGAGGACAAGCCCGAGCATGACGAGGACGAAATCGAGGACGCGGAGTCCGAGGAAGTAGTCGAGGACGAGGACGAGGACGAAATCGAAGCCGAATCCGAGGAAACTGAAGAAGTCGAGGACGAACCCGAAGACGAGGAAGACGAGGACGAGGGCGAAGACCTTGGCATTGACGCTGAAATTCTCAAGGCTTGCGGCATGGATGGCGAACCGCCCGAGATTCAACGCGCTTTCGCCGCAGGTGTCCGGTACGGGGAAAAGAAGGAGAAGGACGAGCCGAAGCACCTTGACTCCCTGCATGAGTCCGAGGGCATGAAGCGCGAAGAAGCCGAAAAGAAGATGGCGCACGATGCGGCATATCAGGCAATCAACGAGCGCCTTTCCGCCAAGTTTGAGGCGCTTGAAAACGTGCGCTCTACGCTGGGAAGCGTCAAGTTTGCCGCTTTCGATAGCGCCGAAGATGTTTACGCCGCCGCCTACCGCAAGGAAACGGGCAAGAGGATTGATCCGCAATTTGCCCGTGTTGCTTATGAGTCGTATATCAGCGGACGCGGCGCACGAGTGGCGCAGGATTCCAAGAAGTCGAGCATTGATGGCGAGATGGAATCCAAGACGCTTTCCAAGTATCTTGAGTAACGAATTTATAACTATTTGGAGTATATAAAAATGGCACTTCAACAAACTGTCAATCTGTACGCCTCTAAGGGCTTTGCTGGGCAGATGGTTGCTTTCGGTCAGCGCGTCTATACGCCGTTCAACTATCTCTCTGACGGCACTTGCAAGGCTGGCGCTTTTGCTTTCGCCAAGACCGCCCCTAGCGATCCTGCCAACACGGCTGGCGTTGCTAGCGGCACTGGTTCTGTCCTGCTTGGTCTTGTCGAGCGCGTTCTGTCGCCCAATGTTCTCCCCGCCAACCCCGACACTTACGGCGCTGGCGCTGAAATCACCATTGCCGAGCAGGGTGATTTTTACATTGCCGCTACGGGCGCGGCTACTGTCGGACAGGCTGTGCTTTGCGATGGCACTACGGGCGCTATTACCTTCGGCGCTGTTGGCGCTACTAACGACACGGGCTGGGTTGTGAAGACTGCCGCCGCCGCCGCTGGCGACATCATCATTATTTCCAAGCATCAGGCGGGCGCTGGCTATCTGACTAAGGCGATGGTTGACGATCTTGGCTACCTGACTAAGACGGCGGCTGACGAACTTTACGAGCCTAAGTCCGAGTAAGATTTTCTAAGCATTTTGGAGTCATACAATGAATCAATTTGAACTTGCAAAGCAGAAGGGCGTTTCTAGCGTCACGGCTCAAGGCTTTATGCCTTTCATGGAGAAGAACGGGCGTATTGCCGTGGATTTTGGCGCGGCTGATGCCCAACTCGCTCAAGACGCGGCTATTACCACGCCGAATGCTGGCGTTCCGTCTTTCCTTACGACTTTCCTTGACCCGCTTATCGTCCCGATCCTGTTTGCCGCTCAGAATTCCACTAAGGTTTACGGCGAACAGCGTAAAGGCTCGTGGGCAGACAAGACGATGGCTTTCACGGTGACGGAAAACGCTGGCAATGTCACGCCGTATTCTGATTATGCCGAGGATGTTTCCGTTGATGTTAACGCTGAGTATCCCGAGCGCGATAACTACGTTTTCCAAGCCGTTCTGAAGTATGGCGAAAGGGAACTTGAGATTTTCGCCAAGTCGCGCCTCAACCTTGTTTCTCAGAAACAGCAAGCCGCATCCTACGCCATTGCGGCGGCTCACAACCGCATTAACCTGTTCGGTGTTGCTGGTAAGCGCGTGTATGGTATGCTCAACGATCCTTCGTTGCCGACCACGCTTGCACCTATCAGCGTTAGCGGCAACTCCACTTGGGAAGACAAGCGCGCATATGACGCGGCTAATGTTGCCCTGCTCGTGTATAACGATATTCAGAAGATGTGGGCTTCTCTGTGTGCCAAGAACGGCGGACACATTGACGAAACGATGGAAATTGTGCTGGCTCTCGCTCCCGAGAGTGCCGCTTTCCTGACGATTCCGAATCAATACGGGCTTTCGGCTGAAACGCTTCTTAAGAAGACTTTCCCGAACCTTCGCATTGTGCAACTGCCTGAACTTGCTACGAATGCAGGCAATATGGCTTTCATGACCATTCCGCAACTTCTCGGTATTCCGACTGCATTCTTTGCATTCTCCGAAAAGGCTAGGTTTATGAATGTCGTGCCTCAACTCTCCGCGTTTAAGCAAAAGGTGGCTGGCGGCACGTATGGCTGTGTTTATACGCGCCCGAACCTCGTTTGCACCATGACGGGCATTTAATAAATTAAAAACTCAAATTCCGTCTAAAATATCGGCAGGGCTTAAAAACCCTGTCGATTTTTTATTTAGGAGAATATTTATGGCTCGTCCTCGTAAAATCGTTGCACCTGTTCAGGCGGTTGAAAAGCCTGAAATTATCGCTGATAACGTAGCAAAACCCGTTCCCGTTGTTTCTAGCGGCGAAGAAACTATCCTTATTGCTTGCCATTTGGCGCACGGAATCGCTTTTGATGATGTTCCTGACGGCAAGGGCGGCACTAAGACGATTGTTTTCCCGAGCATCAATCAGGCAATCGGCGCTGGCGGTATTCTTGTCGGCACGGGAAAGGCTGTTGCAATTCAAATCGCCAAGCGCGATTGGGAAAATATCATGCGCATGCACGGGCGCGAAATTGCCTTTACGGGCAGAAACGGCGGCGCTCCCTGCATTGTTCCCATGAAGGATCAAAATGAATTCAGGGCGCGTCAGAACGAGATTATTTCCGAGATGGAGTCAGGGCTTGAACCGCTTACGGAAACGGAACTTTCTGATTCTCTGAAACTCTAAGGCTACGGGGCTGAGTTTTCTCTTAGCGCTCTTTCTCCCTTTCAGGCGCTTTCTCCTTTAACTCAGCCCCTACCAATTGAGAAAGGGAAAGGGTAAGCAAATGGCTATCGTTGTTTTTGACGCTTCTAGTTTCCGCACGTATTTTCCGCAATGGTCTGATGAGACTAAATATTCGGACGAATACTTGCAACAATATTTTGATTTGGCTTGCGAGTTTATTCCGAACAATGACGCTAGTTTTATCCCCTATGACCCTGACAACGGGAACATTATCCGCGAGATTCTTATTTATCGGACGATGTGTCATTTGCTGACCCTCGCAGACATGCCGAATAATCAAGTCGGGCGCGTAGCAAGCGCGTCACAAGGTAGCGTATCGACAAGTTTTGACCTACTGCGCGGCAAGTCTGATTCTTCGCAATGGTGGATGCAGACTCAGTGCGGCGCGTTGGTATGGCAACTGCTGGCGCGGTATCGTTTGGGCGGCAGAATTAACGCAATCAAGCGTTATCACCCGTGGGGGTAAATATGCCCCTTGAATTGAACGTAAAAACGGGCAATTTCCAGCGCTTGAAACTCGCGCTAAAGGGCAACACTAAAAAGGTTACTCTAGGCGTTCTACAGAGAGAATCGGGCGGCAATAAACCCTCACTTACTCAGATTGCCGAATGGCTTGAATTCGGATGGGTGCAACAAGTAACGCCGAAACAACATACTTTCTTTAATAAGAAGTACGGAATATGGCGCGAAACGGGGGATGTTTTATATCTGCCGCCGCGCCCATTTTTTCGCAATCCGCTAAAGGAAAGGCGCGAGGAATTGATGGCGCTTGCCAAGGAATTACTCAGGCGCGGATATACGCCCGAGCATGTAATTTTGGCAATGGCTAGAGACTTGCAAGCCGCTATGCAATCGGCTATCGCCAAAGGTGGCTCTGATTCAGAGGAATTCCCAAGACTGTCAAAAATGACGATGGCAATCAAGGCGCATAAAGCCGCTCAAGACGCGGGCAAAAATGGCAGAAAGAAGCGCAGAGACTCTACAGGCTTTGCACTGTCGGACAGACCATTTGCAAGCGATGGCGGCAGGGAAATTGCAAATCTAATCGCTTTTGAACTGAGGAACAAATGAGTTTGAATCTGCACCAAATTGTCAGGGGCGCGATTAATTACAACAATCCTGATGAGCAATTGATGCTTTACCGCTCTACGGGGCAAACGGCAAACGTAAACGGCATCAAAACCGCTCTGTATGAACCGCCCGAGTCTGTCATGGGGCAGTTTCAGGCGGAGAATGACGCGGCGTTGCAATTCGCTGATTTGGCTGGCAAGAATTCGATTATCAAGAGGTTGTATCTTTACGCC